CCCCCGAGGCCCGACCTCCCCCGAAGGATTCGAGGGAGTTACCCTACGATCCCGGAGAGTTGCTCTGGGATTCGCCTGAGGTATTTGAGAATTATGAGAGATTGGAGCCTTTTAAGGTTCATGACGTTATCCGATGTACTAAGTACAAGACACCCTTGGCTAAGGAACGGGATAACTATTATAGATTTGAGGACTATTTGTTTTCTAAGGCGCCTGAGGATTTGAAAACTAAGCTCATTGATCGAGCTGGTGCGTTTTACAGGGTTGTTGGTACTGTCGATTCTATCGACAAGTCTATTCGTAAAACCGATTTTCCCAGAGCGACTAAATACAAAACTGATCCTCATTGGAGAACAGCGAAGGCGTACACATGGGACATGTTCTTTGACGTGTTGCAGCGTAACTGGCACATGGCCACGATGGATGAAATCTGGACGGTGTTGGATTTGGACACGGCTTGTGGTGTGCCATTCGCCCTGTTAGGGTTTAGGAAAAAGAAAGATTTTATGTCTAGTGAGTATTGTATTCACTTTTTGTTTGATGATCCTCGTAAGTATCGTCCCCCGGTTTGGAAAACAGCGGGTAAGATGGAATGGTATCCTCTACATAAGTTGCTTAGTGGAGATGTCCGTACTTTTATTATACCGCCTATGCACCTATTGTATTTTCAAAAAGTTTTGTATCACGCGCAGAATATTGCGTTGATGCTTTACAAATGGAGTGCGTATGGTTTTGATCCTTATCATGGAGGAACTGATAGACTTGCGAAGAGATTATGCATTAACAATCGTTTTGTTTACTATGATGTTAAGAGCTGGGATAGGCTTTTACCTATTATGCGGAATATATATAAGCTGCGTAATAAGGCGATACCTGAGAGATGGCATTGGTTATGTAAGTGGGTCACTGAGAACACGGTTAGTTCTTATCTTCTACTGCCTGATGGTAGGATAATTTATAAGGAGAATGGGAACAATTCTGGTTCCGGGAATACCACAACTGATAATATCATTGGCCACTCTTTTATAACAGCCACTTGGCTTTTACACCTCTTTGATGGTGATGAGAGTAGACTTGACGAGGCAGTCGTTACTTTGTTTGGTGATGACAATGTTTCTTCCATTCCCGAAACGGGATATACTAAGGAGTACACTGAGAAAATTTTGCATACGGTTTTTGAAGAGTTCGGTATGACTCTTGACCCTTGTATGGTCGTTGATGACCTAGAAGGAGTTGAGTTTCTTGGATTCCGATTTAAACGATATGCTTCTTGGTGGATACCAAAATATGATACAGCGCGGCTTTTAGCTGCGTTTTGTTATGATTATGAGAAAATGCCACTGCCAGCCATGTTGTCGAAGGCTTATACCTTAACAGTAATGGCGGCGGGGTGTGATGATGATACTTTTGAAATTATGGGCCGGATCTTTGAGTCCTATTTAAAGGAACTTGAAGATGAGCAGGACCCAACAATCCAAGCGTATGTCCATCTCGGTGCGCCGCGTTTCGTAGACTGTTTAGCTTTTTACCTAGGCTGGGAAGCTGGGTCTAAAGTTTCGGCATTGTTTGATTTTTCTTACTCTAGGGAGGTAATGGAAGGTACAAATAGAGAATATTTGGATCACAATGTCAGAAGCAAAAGCAATCAAAGCTGCGAAGCGCAGAGAGCGAAAGAAGATGAAGCGTAAGGAGAAACGAAAGGTGGCTGCGGCCGTGGCGAAATCCGCGGGCGTTAGTCGTCCTCCGCGACAACGGCGGAGAGCTGCTCGTCTCCCGACGGCTAGCCAGACGATGAATTCGGCTAGTTTAGGAGGAGGTGGGAAGTATTTTCGTAAAGGATATGGAAAGGATTTAGGTGGAATTCTTGGTGAGGGGGTTCAAGGGATAATGGATGCTATAGGTTTTGGGGATTACCGCGTTAAACGGAATTCTTTAATCTCGCACATCAGTACCGGAACGGACCCACCAACTGTCCGAAATAACTTTCGTGGTGAGGGTACTGTTATCCACCACAGAGAGTTTATTGGAAATTTAAGCTCGGGCACGTTCCTGGGGTCGACTGGTGCTACCGAGTATACGATACGATCTTTTCCGATTAATATCGGGAATTCGCAATTGTTTCCGTGGGGGTCTACAACTTCTGTTAACTTTCAGGAGTGGGAACCTAGCGGTATCTTGGTTGAGCTAAAGACTACTAGTTCCAATGCTACTCTCAACTTGGCGATGGGAGCGATGTTTTGTGCTGTTGATTACAATTCATTAGATCCTGCGCCGAGTTCAAAGAGGGAGCTTGAGAACATGGAGTATGCCATGAGTCAGAAGCCTAGTTCTTCTATTATAATGCCAGTTGAGTGTGCGCGTCAAAATACGCCGATGACTCATCTGTACATTTCACGTGATTTAGATTACCAGGGAGGGGATCAGCGCCTCTATAATCTTGGTGTTCTGTATGTGGGTAGTGAGGGTATTCCAGCTGAGGAGGCAGAAATTGCTGAAATATGGATTACTTATGATATTACCCTGTTTAAACCAATTCTTGGTAGCGAATTTCTCGTCGAGGCGGCGATCATTGATTCTCAACAGAATGTCAATGATTTTCCGATCGAAAACGCGGTTCTTCGCTACGATCCACACGAGTTAATTAGCCTCGGAAATGGGACTGGATTCTCATTCGAGTTGCTACCGCAATGTTATGGAAAGAGCTGGATGCTTATTTTCAATAACGGGGCTACTATAGCTGGTGCGACGATTAGTCCACTGTTGAGTGTATCAATTTCTGGTGGTGTTACTTACATCAATGCGTGTCAGATGGCTGGCTCTGCTGTCGACGCGAATTCTGCGGCTTACGGATATCCGTCTGGAGCTGACAGACCATGTATTATGCTTAATACGGTAGGATTTGTGATGTTTAGGGTACCCGACAATGTGACGGCACAAGTATTTGTGTCAGTTGTAGATTGGGATACCCCGAGCACTGGTCTCACTAATGTTGGAAATGTTTTCTTGATAAGGATTCCGGATTTTGAGTCTGAAGCAGCCACTGGGGAATTGCACGCCAAGCTTGCCGCTCGCTCTGCTAACAGAGCCTGCAGGGAGGCTGTAAAGGCGATTGCACCCAGGAGGCCGCGACCACAGAAGGAGTTCGTTTCGAGACGTCTGACAAACACTCCTTTTCAGGAGCGTGTGGAACAAAAGGGAAAGCAAACCCTTATAAAACTCTGTGCTGAGCAGGAAACTCAGCCCATGGATGCGATAACAAAAACTTTACCGGCCGAGACTGGTGGTGAAAAACCAGGCCTAAGGGAAATGGACGATCCGTCTACAACGTCAAGCTCTGATGATGACGGGGGTATGATTATTAGAACCTGCCCGGCTACTAATGTTAAAATACCGGACACTTATGTTACAACTAAGTGTTTCAGGAAAATGGCATGGTACGGGCATAGGTATCGAACGCTATCCTCAGTCATGAGCTCAGGTTGTTTGGACGGAGGTTCAACCACCAGCGAACAAGAGCGCAAGCGGAAGTTAGAAAAGCTACGATCTAAGGCGATTGCCAATTTCGGGCTCGAATTTACCGCGCGACTCTTTGCTCTGCCGACGAACGGGTAGAACAAGTGCAGTCCATACTGCGTATGGGCGATTTCACTTGTTCTCGGACTCGAAAATCGGGCTAGAGTACAGGCGATGCGCCTTTGCGAAGTGTGGACCTGCTTAATGCTTGTTTTGCACTGTTCCTTGACGG